AGTCAACGCATTCGGTCCGGTGCTTGTTAGACCGTTGGTAGCAGCCGCATAACTACCATTATTACACGACATTCCAAATCGTATCGGAACACCGGGGGTATAGTTTGTGCTAGGATTAGCGTTGCCGATGAGTATAGCGTTAGAATAAATCACCCACGTATTCGACATACCGGTTGGTACGGAGTAGCAGCGATTATTATATGTTCCATCGTCAATTTCGAAAATATAGCCTTGCCCTTGCCCGCCAGCAGGTTGTTGCCAAAGTACGTCAGCAAAAAAAGTCATACCGGTTTTACCAAGTGTCGGAAAAAAACTATTATTGAGATTAACTAGATCAACCGCGCGCGTTACTGAAGATGTTGTAGTTGGGATATACGGAAAGACCGTTGCACTTGCGGTAAGCTGTGCACCCCACACTATCAGAGTATGACCGGAAAGACCAGAAACACCAGGGCTACGATAAACGTAAGGTCGGACTGATACGCATCCGGTTGGCGTTGTGAAAGTATAGTTTACTCTAGTCCAGCCTGTTGTCGTCAACGTTGCAGTTGCTGTTGACGTTATAAATGCGGAGTTTGTAGCATCGTAAACAGCAAACGTAAACTCAGATTGTAGCATCGTTCCGAGTTCGGCAAAAAACGAGAAATTATAAACAGTCGATGCAACAACAGTAATTGGCGTCGTTGGATAAACTGCATCTGTGGAACCGTCTATTGTAATTGTGGTAGCCGTTGATGTGCCATCCGGAGCCGTTGCACCGACAACAGCACTTGTGCAGGAGCATTGCCACCCTGCCGACTGTTGTATATTCCCTGACTGCAAACAGAGATTAACAGCTTGTCCAAATATCGCAAGACCCTGTGGAGCAAGTGTTGCAGGACTATAATCTAATGCCGGAACGTTTGTTGTAATATTTGTTAATATACCAGCGGAGTTATAAACCGATGATCCGGAGGCTCTTGTGAACGTAACTAGACTACTTAACGGTATTGACTGTAACAATCCATTAAACCCGACTTTGTATGTTCCTGCAACCGGATTAAAATCCAAAACTGGGCGCGGCCTATTTGTCCGTTGTTGCAGCATTATTGCACGATATTGATATAGATATTAAGATCAGTCGTTGATCCGAGCGTTACAGATGCGCCGCGATTAACTATGATCGCATAGATATTACCAGAGAGTCCAGCAAATTCCAGTCCTTGTGATTGCGCTTGGACTATAGACGGCGATGAAGCACCGACCAATGATGCATCCGTTAAATGCATAATGCCTATGATTTTCGCAACGTCTGCAACGTTAACTGCAACAGCAGAAGCATCTGTTACTGTTGTTGATGTCGGTGATGCTCTGAAAAATATAATGTCAAGCGTCGGTATAATACCAGAGTTAAACGAACACACAACGCTTTGAATCAAACCTGACGTTAACGTTGTTGCAAGCGCTAGTAAACTTCCGATCGTAGTATTAGTTGCATGTGCTACTGCGGTTACAGCAGGGGTTAATGACAGTCCAGTATAACTCGCTGTAGCTGCTCCGATGATATTTGAGCCGGTTGGTAATGCCGGCAGCGTTGTTATTGAACCAATATTCCAAGTTCCTGACTGGGTAACTGCTGGAATAGACGTGACAGTGACAGAACCGATCGCATTAGTACCGGAACTTAATGCCGGTAGCGAAGTGAGACCGACTGTCCAAGCGCCGGACTGGGTAACTGCTGGAATAGACGTGACAGTGACAGAACCGATCGCATTAGTACCGGAACTTAATGCCGGTAGCGAAGTGAGACCGACTGTCCAAGCGCCGGACTGCACGACAGCGGGCGGCGAGGCGAATGCCGGCAACGTGCCGGCCAGACCGACAGTCCAAGTTCCTGACTGGGTAACTGCTGGAATAGACGTGACGGTGACCGATCCGATCGCATTAGTGCCGGAACTCAATGCCGGCAACGTGCCGGCTAGACCGACAGTCCAAGTTCCGGTTTGTACTGATAATGCAACGGGCATAATTAACTAGTCCTGACTGTTGTAATAGACGCACCCGAAATAGTAGTTGTCCATGTTTGATTAATAGGGCTACCGTATACTGCTACGATAGTGTTACTGTTCAGCGTTGTTGTAACAGTAACACCGTTGATAATCTCAGTAATAACGTTACCAACCGTTGAATACGAATACGGTGTCGCGCCGGTTAGATTAATGATTTCAGTGAGTTCCGCCCGCGTTGTTTCAGCGGCGATTGCAGCAGAATTACCTGACGTGTCAACAAACGCCGCAGTGACAATACCCGCCGAGTTTACTGTAATTGTGTTATACGTTCCGGCGGCGACTGTTGCTAGATTATATGCAGTATCAGATGTATTAACAACGGGTAGATTAACAGACCGTTGTATTGAGCGTCCCGTGAGCGTTGTTATAGCGTATGTGACAATATACTGCGTCCCGTCAGCGCCATTGCTTATCTCAACTGCTACTAAACCGTTCGCAACAACAGGCGTCCCAACAGTTAATCCCGAAGGATTCGCTGTAACTGTTGCACTTGTTATTGTATCAACGCTGAGCCAATCGCTAAAATCGACGCTGTAGATATCGCTGTCACTCGGAGATTTTGCGTCGAAATAATCGTTGCATGTCATTTTTGTTATATTATCCAACGGGTAAAATTACGGTTTGCACAACGTTCTGTTCCGACGCTGTTACAACTGTATATGTAACAATATACTCAACGGGACTGGAACCGCCGCTCAACAGAACTGTCACACAATTGTTCGCAACAACAGGTGTTCCAATAATTAACCCCGATGGATTTGCTGCGACGGTTGCACTAACGATTGTATCAACGCTGAGCCAATCGCTAAAATCGACGCTGTAGATATCGCTGTCACTCGGGGATTTTACGTCGAAACTCTGTGAAAGTGTTTGTTGAGATTTTACAGCAAAAATATTGCGTTTAGTGTCTGAAACAACAATTGTGTTGTTATTATATGCGTCAACGATCACCTGACGTTTGTTGTTGATTATCGTGACGATGTTACTCATTGCGGATTACGGACGTGCGAGAATAACTGCAGGGTCTGCGCCGATGGCGTTGAGCATTGTAATAACGTCGCGATCGGTATTTGACACCCCGTCCGACAACGTTAAAACTTCGAGCATCAACGCCGGATTTGACATCAATGCTGTTGCCGCTTGTGTCCAGAGATTTACTGCCTGAAGGCGCGTCCGTAGCAATTGTGCAGAAACGGTCCATGATGTCGGTAACACGGGCGCTGGCAGCGCTACCCAACCCGGTTGTCCGTTGATGTTGCCGCGTACAAACCCGTTCGGAGGATTGCCAGTGAACGTAATCCACACGTCTAACGTAACTACAACACCGTCAGCCGGCCATGTTCCGGCTGACTCATAGAGTTGGCGTAACTCGTCTGGGTAAAAACTGTTGTCTGATGGTGAATAATACTTAACGCCTGTGTTGTCCATTTTTCAAATACCTGAAGGGTTTACTTTTTAATTATTACCAACCAAACGCGGTCCATGAATAAGTGAAATTTCCGAGATTCCAAGAACTACCGTTCCAACCAGATGAACCTCGAAGAAAATAAAGACGTCCTTGGTTTGCTGATCCGTGAATAGTGGGACTCAATCCGCCGTTCCATCCGCCCCAGTTTACCGCTCCTTCGTTAATTTGCACAGACGCACAAACGGTCGGGAATGCGATCGGAAAATAATGATTCGACCATCCGGAACCATCACTGAGACACCCACCTTGAATTATAAATCCGTTCGGAAACGACATATACCAACCGTTGCTGTTAGATTGCGGAGCCGACAAGGCGGCGCAACGCGAGGTGTCCACGGGATGCACGTGATCTTGGCGAGAGAACAACGTTGATGTGCCGGTCGCAGCCGCATTATTCATCAGCGGGGCTGTAGTTGACGGCTTTGGAATCTGATTATAGATTGCGGTTTGTAACTGATTTAATACGGTTTTCGACTGTGTAACACCGCCTGCCGTTAGTATCGCGAGTAATTCTGACTGTAACTGATTAAGCCAGTCAGCACTAACAACGGTCGCCGGTTGCGCCGAGGTGGGATTGCCGGACGTGAACCATCCTGGTGTTGCTGCAACATTGAGCGCCGGCATACTCGGAACAGCAGTTGGTGTATCAATTTGAAACATTGTTGTTTATTTCCTTACGCTACGCGCCCGCGTGTGTCTTGCCAACCGTACGTAGTGACATACATTGACGTTGATGCAACACTAGAGACAGCGCGGATTTGTGCAGATGTATTAGTTCGTATATTAAAATTACTAGCGCTTGTAACCGACGTTGGTCCCGTCAAAGACACGTTGCCAGTCGGTGTATTTGGAACTTCTGCTGCAACATCCATCGGAGTTAATAACAGCATCCATAGAGCGGCTGCTGATCCGGACGCTCTAATTAGAGCATTAACCCGTACGCCCACCGGAACTGTTAGCGTATATGTTGTTGCTGTTGTTCCGAGCGCTGATGTAGTGACGTTATTGACCGGAGAGTTTAACAAAAATTCATCACCAAACTGCGAAAATCCGAGAATGTGACTAGAACTATCAGTGATCACTGATCCGATTCTGCGAGCTTGCGTATATGTAGCTGGCAACGTTGGTGTTAAACTCGTTGACGCAAACGCTGCGGTTGATCCCGGTTTTCCGATAGCAAAAACATGATAACACGTTGATGCTGCTAGTGATCCGGTGTCTAAGCCATTTGCACCAACGGTCGTGCAATCGAGTATCAACGGTGATGTAACGTTGATAACTCCGGTTCCGATTTCTCTAGCAGATGCCGCGCCGATTGAAATATCAACTTTTGTGTTCGGTGTTCCGGCGTCGTTTGATAGCTGTAGACCGTAGAGCATACCCGAACTTTGACCGATTTGTGCTGCAATGCTCTGTTGCAACTGATTATTAACAGTTTTCGACGGCGTAATACCACCCGCTGTTAGAACAGCTAGAAGTTCCGCTTGTAACTGATTCATAAAATCTTGTGTCAGAACCGTCGCTTGTATACCGATCGTTGGGTTACCGTTTGAGAACCATCCCGCCGTCGCGGCTGCTGATAGCGTTGGCATCGACGATGCGATTGTGTTACCGTTGGAATTATCAATTTGAAACATTAGCTGAAACTCGCTAGCACAACTGTATGCGCTGGTTTGATTTTTTGTATAATACAAAGCACGCCAGGATTGCCCCACGACTGCAGCGGATCACCGGCAGATGATTGTCCAGCACTAAAAAACACTGGTGTAGTATCTAGCGGCATATTGATTTGCCAAGCGTGACACCAAGACGGATCATTCAACGGTTGCCCGATTCTTGACGATCCGATCTGAAACGATGTGAACTCGGTTATAGTTGCAGTTAAACCGACCGCACTGAGATAGTTTATATAATACGGAACAGAACATGATCCGGGATTTAACAACAGCTTTGCTTTAACCGCTTGACGACGTTGTTGTAGCGTCGTGCCTAAATTGAATCCACACGAATCAGGTAAACTGAGTGTTTGTTCCCACTCCGTTAGTAACTCGGTTGTATTGCCCACCGGGGGGCTTTCGTTGATCAAGTCCTGTGATCGTTGATTAACTCTGACAAAAACTCCTGCGAATGCCGTGCAAACTGTCGAAAGAACACTTCCTGATATTTTTTTCCAGATTTCACCGCGTGGTAACAACGCTAACAACGCAGACGTAAAATCAGAAACAGCGAAAATACCGTTCGGAGTGTTATCAAGCGGAGAATTTGTTGCTGTCATATTACGAAAAATTCACTGTGCCGAGTGTTGGAAGATAGCCCAGCGCAGGAGTTATTGTTGCATTCGGAGAAAGTAGATTAAAATTTCCGATACCAGGAACGGATGCAATCGCTTCTTCAAATTGTGATTGATACAACGACGTCCGTAGCGGATCACCAGACACTAGCAGCATATTTGAGATAGCAGCGGATATAGCAGCAGAATACGTGCTTGACGTTGATCCGAGACCTTGGATCGAAATGTTGATCGGAAACGGTATCGGAGCACTGAGATAAACGAGTGCAGTCACCGGTCGCAATGGATAGACGTAATTTGCGACTAGCAACAGATCACCAGTTGCCGCACCCGCACCGCGAGATTCTAGCGCTGCCGTGCCCATGGTGCCGGTTGGAAAACCGTAGGTGCCGTCGAACATCACATACACCGTCACTTGTCCCGTGCCGCTCAGAACGGTCCATGCGCGCGTTACGCCGACATCCGCCGCCAACGCCCAGGCGCCGTAATCAGTGGTATTCCCAGCCTGTGCGGGCGCAGCAAACGCAGCTAGCATCCGGCTACGCAGACTATTATCAGACTCGTCATCTGCGCCGCCAGTGATAGCAGACGCTGTAAACGACGTTGGTATACCGACGATCGGAGATGCTAGCGACAACGCTACACCGTACGATTGATTGCCGTTTGCTCCGAACGCAGTCGCGATAATCGGCACACTGATATTTCCAACGCTGTCTACAGTTGCAGCGGCGGTCGTTGAGTATTGTGTGCCGTCGCCCAGATTTAACAATGTTCCGATCGGCAAAACGCTTCCGATCGTACCATTTTTTGCGCTACATGTTCCGACTGCTGCGCTACTATAGTTGCGTGATAATCCCCGGAAATTTGCCCAAGCGACTAACGCTGTCCCGGTTGCAGTAAACGGTACTGCTTGTTGTGCAGCGTTGTCAATATGGCCGTGTTGATGATACGATAATCCGGCTAACGCTGTTCCGAGTATTCGTAGAATATTGAAACGACTGAGCACAGAACCACTGGGCAACTGCGCTTGAATATCGTTTATGATTTGCTGCTTTAGCGCGGTTAATGTCGGGCGGAGCCATGCCATTTTGTTTACAACTTCGATGTAATATTGATCGGAAGTAATGTTCCGTCGAGTTTAGTTACAGTAATCTCAATTGCTAGCCAGTTCACGTTGAACCAAAACGTTGTAACAGTAAAGCTTTTGACTAGACCGTCAGAGATCAACCATTGCAGTGATTCTGTGACATAAGCCTGAGCTAAACCAAGCGTCTGCGGGAGTTTCTTATTACGATATAGTTCTCTGAGTCTGGAACCGATCGGAATATCTTCTAAGCAGTCGTTCCAATAGCCACCGCGATCATCGTAGTTTGATGTACGCCATGTGAAAATACTAACAAGAACGTTAGTTACGAGATCATCTGTAGCAGTTGCGAGATCATCACCGAGAGTGTTCCACGCGAGATCGCCGTCAATTGTGTCAGATAACAAATCAATTGCGAGATCAACCATGTGGACCACCCGTGTTTGCTGCCCCTAATTGCACGCCGTTATGCACGTGATTCAATAGATCAACACTACCAGCGAAAATATTAGTTGCTGTAAGCGTTCCGGTCATTGTCATTGATCCGTTGACAATGCATCCACCGGAAGCATTGATAGTTAGCGGATTTGAACCTGCGTTAATGACGATACCACCACGTGTTAAACGGACTTGCTGCCCGAGATCGTCGTGAATACACACTTCACCAGCCGTTTGCGCAATACGATAACGAGTATCACCGACAGCAACAACAACACTGTTTTGACGATTATCACCAACGGTCGCGAAAACAGCTTGCGCGCCGGGGTGCGGATTGCTTGAAAAACCGTAGTGCATCAACACTGGAATATCACTGTGTAACTGCACGCCGGACGACTGAATCTGTACGAGTTGCACTTTTCCGGTATCGTCGATGAGCGTGAGATTGCCTTGCGAAATCATCTAGTTGTTATTTCGTTGATGTTGATGTTGATGTTGATGTTGATGTTGATGTTGATGTTGATGTTGATGTTGAAGCAGGAGTTGAAGCTGGTGTTGAAGCAGTTACAGGTGTTGGTGTAGCGGCGGCGCCCGGCGCAGTTGGGAAATGACTTGGAAATATAACCGCCCGATCTGCTTGTGTTAGCTGATACAAATCTGTTGGTTCCGGCATCAACGCGGCTGGCGGCATCAACACTAGATTAGCGTGTGTTCCGTGATCATCAAAAATAAACTCAACGTCCGCAATAACCCAGTTTACGTTTGTCACGTGCAGCGTTGGAATCGAAACTGGGATCAATGTATTGATTTCCCACAGTTTGCCGGTTATGTCTCGCCAGGAATCAGTTAACACGTGTATAGATTGTGAGCGCCCTGCCCGCCGCGCGGCTTCCCATTTTGCGCGCAACATTACGATATCAATACCTTTTGGAGTAATGCGGCTGTCGGCAACTAACCATCGCGGACGATATGTTGTTGTACCTGGCTGCGCCGGAACATCAGTCGGATTACACGAGCCACCTGCATCAAATGCATGATCTACGACAACTTGTGACGGATCAACCGGTGCATATCCACCACCGACAATTTGCGCTGGCATATCCATATTGAGATAATAATAATGCGAAAATCGTTGTGAAATATCGAAGATAGCCGCTGCTTCTTCGACGTTTACAGTTTCTTTTACGCCGGATTTGTGAGTTGTCGTGCCGATTTTTGACATAATAACTTTGCCGTCCGGTGATTCGTAAACGAGCATCCCGGCATATTGCGCGGCTTCCGATATATGCGCCCACGGCGTATCACCGAGTTTGACTTGCACCGCGATTGCATCAATAGTAACGTCACCGGTTGGTTGCAACAACGAGATACCAAACGGCGCGATCAACGGTAGTATAAATCGCGACAACGTCTGTGCTTGAATCTGAAACATCTGATTACGGAGATCGCTTGCACAATCGACTAATCGTGAGCATAAACCACGGCCAACTATAGATACGTTGTGAGAATGCGAATTGAAACTCGGATTATACGAATCAATTTTCCCGGACAACACCAAGTCTTTTCCGAAATAAATCGAACAATTAGCACCCGGTGCTATCTTCGGAAACTGTCCGCCAGGATATTTTTCCGAAGCAGAAAACGCAAAAACACTCGGAAATGATTCCAGAGATCGTGACACTTGCACTGATGTCCAGCCTGTGTACGACGTGTTACCAACGGTCAACGTAACAGTGTTATCAAATTTCTTCGGCGGAGTATTCGGTTGATTAGAATTTGAATTAGAATTATCCGTTGTAGCTGTGCTGCTTGGCGTTGACGTATTCGAATTGTTTTGAGGCGGCGTAGAATTTCTATTCAGAACTGATTGCGCCGTTGCAGTATCACCTTGCGCAACTGAGTAGTTAAACGTCGCCGTATCAATTGCGTCCATCGCCATTAAAAAATTACTCTCACTCTCATGAATAATATAGTCTCGTGCGTTGGAACTACGTAGACGACGGTGGATTTTGATACTGCGTAAACGCTGGGTGATACGCTGTTTGAGATACGTCTTGCACACGGTTTATATCACGATACAACCGGAATGCTAAAACTAACCCCGGTGAACTATTGACCGGAGCAACTGACAAATATCTAACAACGGGCGCCGCCAAACCTTGTTGCACGAGGCTTTCAACTAATGTTGCGCGCAACTGTTTTAGAGCAGCATACGACAGGTCGTCTCCTGCATCACCAGCGAGAGTAATCTCAGTGTCAATAATCGGTGTAACCGTTGCAATCAGATTCGTTGCATCTGTCCACGAGTCTACACGATACTCACTAACTGCTACCGCAAGTTCCGCAATAGCTGATCTACGCAATGCTGTTGCAACGGCTACAGAAACTATATCCGTAGCCGTCGATTGGAATTGCGCTAACGTTGAGAGAGATATTACGGCGGATGCTGGGTCAACAAACGTAGCACTAATCGCCACAGTATAAGCTGTTATTGTATCTGGATTTGTCGGGTCGATAGCAGATGCTGCTACAGCGACAGTATGCAAACATTGTTGATAAGCCTGCAAAGCAGAGGTTTCGTCGGTATATTGTGAATACGTTTGCGCTTTAGATGTGACGTAACCGTAGTCAGTCGATTTGTCAGGAGATGCTAACGATGCAACTGCACCGAATATACCTGATGCTGAACCTATGAGACTTTGTACAACGTTTTTGAACAGCATCACCTGAGATATCGCGGAACGTACGAAGCCGTAGACTGATAGTACTGGTGACAACACGGATGCAATCGTTGCGCGAACGTTGTTGATTTTATCAAGTAGACTCTGTTTTGCGTCTGCGACCGTTGTCGGATACAATAACACCGTTGTTTCTAAGAATACTGCACGAAACGAGATTGCGCCAACTCGGTCGAAAGATTCTTCTGACTCGAATGAAACACATGATGCTGTTTTTGTGCCAAGCGCCGGATGGATGAATGTACCTGGACCGGGTTTGTTAACTGCTGAAATCAGAGTTGTTAACGCTGCAAATGAGTAATTACACGCGAGATATCCCGTGATAGAATACGCTGTCATGCCTTGGCCGAGGTCTTCGACGTAAATTGTGTCACGATTTGGATATTCATGTACCGCGGTTCTGCGGCCAGTTTTGATCGAACATTGTTGTACGTTGAACGAGATACCGTTAAACGACGCCGGCAACAATGTGTACAGAATGTTCATTATTTCGATGCCTGGGCAAATGTCGGCGCTACGTTTTGTTTAACGTTGACACGACCTGTGTTAGATGTTGTTGCGATTTTTGAGTTTGGAGCGTCGCTTGTGTGTGTTATTGTGACTTGCACCGGTTGTTGCTGAATCAGCGGGAGTGCGCGTTGTGTATTAGCAATTCGCGGTGTATCGCTATCTCCGGATCGCTCAAAGTTTTTATTATAAACCCTGGCTTTCTCCGCACCTGATTTTGTATGATCGCGTAACGCACGTTCTGTTTCAGCATAATCAGGATTTAATGCTAACTCACGGATAGAAAACGCTATTTGTTCATCCGGTGATGATTGTTCCATTCGATGTCCGTACACCGATTGAAATTGTCGCTGCCGGGTTGGGTCCCACTGCGCAAGTCCAACATGTTGCGTGCCAATTCCGGATAAATGATTTAGACTAGATTCTTGTGACCAGTTTCCGATTACTGCAGCAATTGCATTGTCATCATAACCCGCTTTTCTATACGCATCGGTGATTTTCTGTCTTGTTTCCGCTGCCATCGCGGGCGTAAAGTTTCCGTTGGGATTACCACCGCCGTTTGGATTATCCCCGCCCGGATACCCAGCGCCGGAGCCTGCTCCACCCCCGCCGAACAATTGTTTGATGCTATCAATCAATGTGTCGAGTTTATGACTGAGCCACCCGCCGTCTGTTGCACCGTTGTTGTTATTGTCATTACCGGGCACGTTTGCGAACGGGTCCATATCGGCTTTGCGTTGTGCCGCGGTTTTTGCGCGCTCTTTTTCGAGAAATTCTTTTTCGCCGACGTTAGTTGCACTCGGATGCATTATAGCTGCTGCAACTCCCACAGGACCGGCAAGCCTCGCGGCAGCGGCAGCGGCAGCGGCGGCTACCCCACCACCAGCGGCGGTTGCCGCAGCACCGGCCTCAGCACCAGCGGCGGCAGCAGTGATACCGAGTTTTGCTAGCGTCGCGCCGAGGAGCCCAAAGCCGATTCGCATTGCTACAAACGACGCCGACAATCCGCCCAGAATCGCAACTAACGGATTATCAGCGGCGGTATCTGTGAGCCAAAGTCCAAGTTCCGTTAGTTTGTGCTTCATCGGCTCAATATAAGTCGAGATTTTAACCTGTAGATTATGCAGCGCCGCGTCTAACTCAGTAGCGTCGCGTTGACTCTCTTCAGATGCTGATTGATCTTCTTTCGTAACAGGATGTACTTTGATCGCATCGGCTTTCTGTTTTAGTCCTTTACCACCGGATTTAATCATGTCCGGAACCATTTCGCGATCAACACCGAATTTCTCTAGAAAATCAGCAAGTAACTCAGCAGGAACGCCTTCGCTGCCTTTCTTTTTCGCAAAATCCCCAAGCATTTCCATTATTTGTTCAGAGTTTTTGCCCGCAAAATTCAGTCCAGCGGCTTTTGCTGCGCCTTGTTGTTCGACGGTGTCAGGGCGCTATGTATTGCCATCCGTTGCCGGATTTTCTCAACACCGGCGATTGATTTTGCGTATGCGTCACCAACGCCGATTGCCGCGCCAGCGGTTTTGTATCGCTGTAGCGCGGTCGTACTAGTATTTGCAAACACCGCTTGACGCTGAAGGCTTAGATTGAGTTCGGCGGTTGCCCGAGCCATCGCTACAAGCCCGGCAACGCTTCCGACGCTAGCAAGGACGCCGGCCGGTCCAAACGTCTTTGTGAGACTCCCAAATGCGCTGCTGGCCGTGCTTCCGAGCTTCGATAGATTCGCTTCTAGCTTGCCGAGTTGTGAGACATTTTTGCCGGCAGCGTTGGTTGTTTTTCCGAAGCCCGACATCGCTTCGTTGATTTTTTTTAACCGAGATGTTGCATTATCAGTTACACTAACAACTACTTTCGTTGAGCCATTTGCCATTTATTTGTTCTCAACTAGCTAGTAAATTTCGTTGTTCTTTTGCGATGCGGTGCGCTTGATTATACCACCACAGTATTTCTGATCCAGAGAGTTTGTAACATTCCGTTGGTGACCAGTGGTATAAAAATGCGAGATCAGCTATACGCTCTCGCCAGTCATAACACCAACGGTTCACATAAAATCCGCGAGAAAATCCATGGCATCTGTATAATCAGCAATTGATAACGCTTCGACGGCTTCGAGACAGGTACCAGATACTAACTCGATTAGTTTCACGCCTTGTAGATACGTATCAGTTGCTTTTCGCGATTTTAGGAAATCGCCGGCACATGGCTCTTCAAGTGTGATCTGTGTATAACGATTTCCGCCGGTATTCACTGTCTTAGTTAGTGAATACGTTATTTGCTCTAGATTCTTCTCACGTTTTGAGTTTGTATTACAAACAACAGCGATCCATGCAGTAATTTTTTTGAAATCACTAAAAGCGAGCTTTTCGACTAACAGTAGATGCACGCCGGACAACAGACTGATCATAACAGCATCAATATTGTCCTCGGTTTTTCGCGCTTGTAGCAAATCACCGACTGTCGGTTGTCTCAAAGTGATTTCAGAGACAACCGAACCATCGGACTTTTTCAACGGACGTTTTAGTGTAAACGTTTTCTCAGTCATTGTTACACCGTCGTAATAGTCACTGGACCTTTGAACGTCACAGTAAACGATGCTTCTGCGGTGGATTCTTCTGGGGGTTCGACACAATACATTGGGAAGCCAGAAATGCCCTTGCCGGAAGCTGTTTCAACAACAACGTGTGCTGAATCTAATGCAGCAACGTCGGCAACGCTGTTGTTACCACGCGAACGGAGTTTCGCTTTGATCCAGCCGATTTGATATTTTTCGCCGAAATCAGCGGATGGTCCGGACATGTTCCCGAGTTCTTCTCTAGTTGCGCCACCCGGAAAGTAAGATATATCGTCCACGACGTCCCAATAACCGCCCGATATTGAAAACAAGGTGATACCAGTTAATCTATGTTGATTGTTAGCCATTTTAGTGTTTTCCTTATAATACTATAAAATCGTTTGTTATCAATGGCTTAGTTCTAACTTTTATTGAACTTAACAAGTACCGCAACACCGCGTAGCTGATTGCAGAGATCGGGCGGCAACAGAACTGCCAGGAAACCATTCCCGCGATTTTCAACTGCGATCTGCGGGCATACAATGTCGCCATTCTGTACGATGCCGATACCTTCATAATATCTGTAACGTTGGATAACACTGAGTCTAACGAGATTCGGGGTTACAAATCCCGACATTGATCCGACGATTTTAGTAGCATCGGAAACCAGCTTCGAACGTGCAAACGTTGTCGAGAGCCAAGCGCGCAGATCACGGATGATCCATGCAAGAGTTCCCATTGTCTCAACGTCGAGGTAACTACTGTCGATTGCGCCAGTCACAGGCTGCGTCTGATACGTTGTCACAACTCTTTCGAGATACACAACGCCATCGTTACCAGCAACATACGTTGACAGACCGTCATACAGCAGCGTGTTACGATCAGACAGTTGGAAACGATTCTGTATTGGTGGGGCATAAATTCCAATCAACGGAACTTGCGTCACGGGCAATGCAGGATCGGCGCGCTGTGAGATTGCAACCTGTGCACCGAATGCTGCTGCAATTTCCCAAGTTGGGCTTGGAGTGTCATACATCGGCAGCACAGACATATGCTGATCATCACGTCCAACACCGAACGTAGTAACCGTTCCGAGTGTGCCTTTGATAGCAGCGAAACCGTGACCAAATAGCGACTGAGACCATGCCCAACGGCCACTCGTGTCATTCAAAAGATTCTGAATAGCATTGAGCGATGTAGTGTCGTTGTAAGGCACAATGATAAAATCGTAAGTTTGTGCACCGAGATTTGCAAGAGCAGTTGTTAGAGATGGATTAACAGTGCCGCCAGTGAATCCGGTTACGGTTGCTGCAATGCCTACGGGAGCGACTTCACCAGCCGGTGCGCCGCCGTAGTTTAGACGGAGATGAGTGTCGTTACCTACGATGCAGCCGTGTAGATATTTGAAAACGATCGGAGTAGCGCTAGCGATTGTTGCAGTTGATGCATCAGTGCAAAGCAGCGGTGTCGTTGTGTTTGTCAACGCTAACTGCTTAGTTCCGATCCACACCGTCACTTGCAACGTCTGCTGACACAACGCTTTGCAGACGTTAGTAGCAACGATCACGTCGGTATCACCAACGGAAACACCAACCGGAAAACGATCGCCGGCTACGTATAGTGCAAATGTTCCGGCTACTGTTGCAGTGCCGAGGAACGAAACGTTAGCGCTAGCTTTCGTTGATCCAGAGTCATCGGCTAACGGCAGTTCCCACAGTTCGCCGAAAGTGTCATTTTGCTGATACGTTGCAACCATGTCCGCGAGCATTGAGCCGTTGCCGTAAATTGCAGCAGCGTTTGCGGGACCGTTGGAAATCACAGGGACGTTCGGAACACCGGTTAGACCAGTAGTACCGAGCATCTGACCGATGATCAACGTGCGATACTGAGCCTGCACGGTGTTACCATTGCTGTTGTTTACTTCTGCGTAGACGCCAGGAACACGATTTGTGAAACTGTAATGTTGGAACTGGATAGTCATTTATGATTTGTCCTTAAAATATGTCGGACAAAACATCCGACTGTAGTTTAGTGTTTTAGTCTTCGATTTTCTTCGGTTGTTCTACAACGATAAGATCGCCATCTATTACACGACGCGTCCAGAAAAAATCGTTGTCGGGAACGTTTGTTGGATCGTTTGCAGAGAGCAAAACGTATGTGTATGGATTTCTGATTGTGCGACCAGCGGCGGGAATGACTTGCATCTAATGTTAGTCCTGGAGATTTGTAACAGTGTTAATGAGAATATCTGGCGTAACTAGCGGCACCGCGTTTGTATCAGTGATTTGAATATCAGTTTCGATTGTGTTTAATGTATCACCAGTGATATGGAATCCATCGTCGTCTGTGATGATTCGCTCTAATACAAAACGCATCTCCCACCATAAACGCCCGCGATCAACTGTACCAAGGCCAGCGCCATCATATTCTAAACCACGCGGACAATTATTTGGATCAATGCGCCAGTTCAGCAGCGCGGCAAAAACTGCGTATTTCACAGTCTCAACAGATGTTATCGCAACAGTGCCTTGGCGATTTGTCGAGTTATCTAGCTCAATAGAGATTGTAATACTTTCTCTAACGCGCTGAAATAGACAGTTTGTGCCTTCGTTGTTACTTTCTGCGACATCACCAGTCGGTATAATATAAGCCGCAGGTAACGTTAGAAATACCTGTTTCTCAATCGACTGTGCAAACTCCGCAGCACCTGCAACACGATTACTAAAAATCGGTGCATATGTTTTGAGTTGAGAGATGACGGCTTGAATGTCCATGTCTAATATAGCGCGAAGCGTTGGAACTACTGTGTTCTATTGTTTAATCTATTTTCTCGGAACTTTTTCTTTGACGAATTTGATGTCTTGTTCGATAGCGACTTGTATTCGCTGTGTGATGCTGTCGGACCGTAGCGCCAACGCTTTATCTAAAAACGGTCTACCAGACGCTTTTTCTTTTTTCGTTGCGTGACCATATTCCAACGCACTGGACCAAAAGGCATTGGATTTTACGAAAAATCCTTCGCCGTTTTTGAACGGAACGCCTTTGATTTTTGACGCCGTGGCGCCCGTAAACTGCGCCGGGATGCCGCCAGGGGCGCTAGCGTGATGCCTTCCCGGCTTATACGGACGATCCGTATTAGCGCCACCGGAACCGTAGTACAAGCGTCCGTTCGACGGTGCGCTTCGGAGCATTTGCCGAGCTATCTGAGCAATCTCTGTCGAGGCGGCGCGAAAAATCTTTTTTAGTTCCGATGGCTTATATTCAGCAGTCGCAAAATCAGTTACTTTGATTTCGAGTTTCATTGAGATTCTAACGTAGTTTCGACTACAAGAAATCTATGCAACTGTTCTATGTCCATAATGCGATTTATTTTATAGTTCTCTGTTATCGTCGAACCATTCGGCAACCTGATAGTTCTTGTGATGCCGCATTGTAGATCAATGTTCGCAACATAACGGAAACTAAATTTGTGACTGTAGACATTGATTCCGAGTTGAATCTGATTCAACATTACGATCGGACCCGGTTGTTCGATTTTTGCGCGAGTCTGTGCAATCGTCGTCAGAGTTTCGGTTAACGTTCCGTCCGACGCTGGCGACTGTGTTATTTTGACAATCGTTATCGGATGGCGGAGTTCGCCGATGCTTGGAAATTTATCTGCCATCTGCGGAGATACTTCCGAAACTCGGGATTTTGAATGGACGAATGAGTTGCATCACAACGGCGGGAATCTCTGAAGAACTATGAACGATCTGATCATTTGTCGAGAATGCAAACTGATTGAAGATGATTGCGCTAGGCGTTGAGAGAGTATCAACATTATAATCTGTTGCAGAATTTAGCGTTGTTGATGTTCCGTAGTACTGATGGTTTATGACGATACTTGAAACGGATTGTAGTGGAGAACGTGCGAGATTCATTCTGCGGAGCAGTGGCTGAAAGTTTGCCCATAGCGGCAGCACCGGGATCGCGCCATTTGTTAACGGGACGCTGTTCAACGGATCGGGCGTACTAGTTGATACCATTTGATACGATGCAGTGATAAAAGCACGATTGCAGATAGTTTCGAGATATGATGTTGCCGCTTCGACGTAAGTGCTGATTATCTCATTATCCGTCGTGTTATCAACATAGAGATGCTGTGCGACTCTCGCAAGACTTACAGCATAATTGGTTGGTGGAGTTACGAGATAATTTGCAATCATTATTTGCGGACTACGTTGAGACGTTTTGTGTTAGTTTTATTGTTCACCGTTTTAGTAGCGTCGGCTAGAGCGTTAGGTGGAGCGTGGTACACGGCGTAGCCAGCTTTAACTAATGCGTCTGCAACATGCGGTTCAAATCCAGCGGAATCGTTTTTGTTATACGGTCCGTGGGATTTATTGAAAGTGATAATAGTTGTCATTCTTTTGTTTTTCTATCGGTGTGTAGTTAGGATCATACCAAGATTTGTTGCAAGCGATACATGAGATATTCTGTTGGCAAATGCCATATTCGTTAGCTAAAAGAGTTTGTTCACCACGCTGGCCAGTCAATCTACCTCTAATTTCATCAACTATGGATTGTGTTACTTTTGTATAGTTTTTATGTCCGGCTGCATTGTTGTTTCCTATTTGGCCGTAGGAGATTTTATTGCGGGTGTGTTGTAATACCTCGTGGCCTTTTAGTGCATAGGAGATTTTTTGGCGTGTTTCTTTCGAGATTATTTTACCCCTAGCTGATTTAGACATCTTCTCACATGTTTCTTTGGTATGTTTCCAACCAGATGTCCCTTCACCACCATCAGTTTCGTTAGTTAAATCCCAACCAAGGTTACGAAGTTCTCTTATCCAGTTTTTCTCTATCATTCCCCAATTCACGTTGGGATCATCCCATGTAAAAATCGGTTGAATGATTGGTCTCAGTTTCATTCTGTATAATTGCAACAACCAGTTTGCTTTGTGTGTACCATCTCTTCGGTCAGAAATATGTCCACTTAACCGTTCTTCTAGGGTTTTCGTCGTGAACCCCACATACCGAATGGCGTTGTTGCGAGGGTCACGTAAGACGTAAATGTAAAATGGTTTATTCATAATAGCATTATTGTATCACGCTCCGATGATAGAGAGTTATTTGTTTCTCTATCATCGGAAATGATAACGATATCAGCGGCTTAGTATAGGCACCATGAATCTGTCTTGATATTGACGATTGAAGTCGGGTGACGACAACCGAGATCAGTTTCCTTGATTACGCGGAACAGCGTCAAATCCTGCGAGAACGCAGAAGTCAGAGTTGAACCGTTAATAAACGAAGCGGTATCAGAGACGTCCAACGCAACGTTTAGAGTATCACCGATGATAAGATCGGCGGCGTCGAGTAGGAAGATGTCTTGACCGCGAGTGTTGCCAGCCGCACCAGCCGCTCCATAATTCGCAATGTTGTTGGGAAGCACGGAAGTTGTAAACACCGGGTAGCCAGCCAGCGTGCCCTTCGCAAGTTCTTGTTCGTAAACAAAAAAGCCACCGACTGCATCCCGTTGAGTTGCCAGGAAGTTACGAGCCATCGGGCTCATAATCCAACAGGGGTTAACGAATCTGGCGTTGGCCATTTGCAGTCGGGTTATAGCAGCATTTACCGCGTAAGTTACGTCAGAAAGATTTGACGTAGCAGCAGAACCGAGCGAACCAGCAGCACCAGATGTTGCAGCGTAAAAATTCTGAATACCAGTGATGTTCTTGATACCGACAGGATTAGAGCCACCTGTTGCACCAGTGAGAAATGCGAGGTCTTCAGCACGGGCAACAACCTGAAGTAGATCATCGCGCACGATCGCATCAACACCAACCGGCGAACGACGGATAAGATCGTTTGATACCGGGACAAGAGCAGTCAACTTGTGATTACCGAGAACAACGTCGCTAAACGTTTCGACAGACGAAGCAATGTCTGCATTTTCCGTCTGCCACGACGCGGTTGCGGCACCTGAGAGAGCAGGAATGGTTAGATTTCCACCGGTCGTATCAACAATCATCGTTCCGATATTACGAACAACTACGAGCGGACGAAGTAGTTCGATAATGTCAGTTGAGAAATAAGTTGGGATTACGTTTGAGCCTGCGGCACCAACGCTCAGAAGACTCTTAGCAACCATTTCGTCGTTGAAACGCTTTGAGATAATGTCAGCAGCAGCGCGTTCGCCATGGAAACGGCTCAACGCCTTACCGATGACGAACCGGGCGGCCTGTAGACCCTTCTCGATCTTCACTGCGGGCTGCGCAGCTACGGTCGGGCGACCATAACCAAACTGCTTCGTTGCCAGTCCCTGAAGGCTCTTTTCACCGAATGACGGAGACTCTTCATCCGGATCGGTGCCGTCTTCAGCGCTCTTCGTAACCTGTTCGCCATCGTCGAGAGACTCGGCCTTAGACATAGCGGCGAGCTTCGCGTCGAGTTTCGCAATGCTGGCTTCAATCGCCTTCAGACGATCAGTCTCTTCGACCGGAGTTGCTTCATCGTCGGGGCGATCAGCGTCCTTCGCTACGATCGCCTTAAATTCGTCAACAAGCTTCGTACGCTTGTTCTTTAGTTCAAAAATTCTGCTCATTTTTATAATGATCCTGTTTTGATAGTTGTTGAAAATAATGTGGTCAAGTCAGTGTTGCGCGGAATGCGCTAATGACGGTTAGAGAGACAGAGAGACGCCGACCGCCTAGAGCGCCGTGCACGCAACATAGCATTGCTATTATTTTTCAATGATTTTGTTGCGTCATCAGGAGTCACAATGGACTCCGGAATTTCGTTAGATGTTCTTTCAATGAGTGCTTGCGGATTTGCTGGAACAGTTACTAATGACAGTTCAACAAGAGCCTGTTTCGTAATGTTCAGCCCAGGCTCATTTCCATTCCAGCGGTCAGATACGCTTGATTCAATAACGTTGAATCCTACCGACGTTGCCGAGAGGAATCCTGTTTTATAATGCTGATACAAGCCTTCTGCTAACGATCCGACCGCAGGATTATCAGACGGTGCAAATTGCACTACGGCTTTGAGTTTATTATCTTCTATACCGATTTTCGTAACACGGCCAACGGGAACTGATTCGAGATTGTGTACCCACAGTACGACAGGATTTAACAGAAAATCAGCGAGTTCCCAACCCATTTGATCTATTGTATCTAACGATCTATCTACAGCGTTTGTTGAGATCACGAACAGCAATGAACGGTCGTCATCTGTAGTTGCAACCGTTGATGCAAAATCCTTGCGCACGATCGCTGTCCGTTGAACATCCGGAGCGAGGCTCTTGTATTCTGTTGCGCTATACGTCTTCGTCACTGTCATTAACGTCACTGTTATTGTTCTTTGGTTTATCGTTTGGTAGCGTTTGTACTGATACTCTGTATTCGTCGCCGCCTGCGATTGGTGCTAACTGTTCCCGTGCACGGACTTCGTTTCGACTGTACCAACCGTTGTTTAACGCTGATTGATAAAATTCAGCACGATCCATTTCCGTGCCCTTAGTCAAAGTATCGTAATCAAACCGGATGCGGGTTGTTTGCCGTTCGTCTAGCATCAACAGTTTCCACTCTGCTTCTTCTTCAAAGCGTTCGGTGAAGGGTCTCAACGTCTCATCAATATATTGTCTGTGTTGCACTTCGATCATTTTTCCAGCAGCAGATTCACCAGCGCCAGATTCAATCATCATTAGTTTGTGCGGTGGCACTCGGAAAATACGCGCAATATCCGTTAGTGCAAATTGTCTTGATTCGAGAAACTGAGACTCTTCGTTAGTCATTGCGATTTTTGAGAATTTACCGCCGCCGTCGATAATAGCAGTTTTAGCAGCGTTAGTTACTCCGCCATAACTTTGACGCCATATTTCGGCGATTTGTGACATTTCGGCGGCGCCGACCGTGTCGGGATATTCGATGATACCAGCGATGTTTGCGACGTTACTAAATGTTCGCGCCGCTGTTTGTTGTAATGCTATTGATAATCCCACTGATTCTGCGAGTAGTGCGATCGGACTAATACCAACGTAACCGTTGCCTGACATCCCTTTGATGTGCAACATGTCCTCTTGCCGCACCGGAATGCCGGCTGATTCTTGCAACAGCGGGTGCGAAATCATGTAAAACACGCGGCCATCGGCCATGAGACACACGCTGCAACTATCCGGCGAAATCGGGACTAGAAACGCTGGCGTTCCGTCGTTGTTTCTGATAATGACACAATATGCGTTGCCGCGTAGTGCATATGACGATGCGAGGAAACTGATTGCATCATACTTGCCTTGCCACATGTTCCAACGCCGAAACAATTGATTCAGCGGGTGCACGATAGTTTCAAAACAGTTAGTACTAGTTTTGCGCTCAACGTTCAGTGACATTCGCGCGATGTCTTCGGAGATCACACGAGTGGCACAATAAATTGCGGGCACTGTCAGTGCTGTGAACGGTGTAACGGCTACACCAGAACTGGACAACGACGGTCCGAAGAAACGTCCAGTCGCAGGATCGCTAGACCAACCTGAGCCGGACTTTTGAGTGATTACACCAGCGCTTGGTTTTTGTTGATTTGCGCGTAATTGTGCACGTCGAGATTTACGGCTCATAAAATATTACAATGCTTATATCTGATATAGTCTCGGGTGTTGGAACCCCGTATTAAAATACAAAAATCGTTCGCTTTGGTTTTTCTGCGAATCCGTATTCAATCGCAAGCGCCATTGCTATAATAGTTGCAACTGCAAGATCAATCTTATTCGATGGCACTGATTTTCTCGGAAACCAGTTTGCGTTACGATCTTCAACGAAACCGACGTTTGACATACACCAGTCGAGAATCGGATTATTGTGATGCAACCTTCCTTGTAACGTCAGCGAAAGAATAGCTTTCATGGGTTCTGATAAACTACGAACGTTCATCGGAACTTCAACCATTTTGATATTTTCAGCAATCATCCGTTGTGCTAGTTGTTGAGCGTGCCATGGATCATAACCAACGTTTAGCACCTGGAAATCTTTAGAATCCTGTATCAGATCGCTTTCAATCTCTGCAAAATCTGTGACTTCACCGGGTGTAACCGTTAGTAAGTTCTGCCGCTCCCAACCTTTGTACTGACTATTACCAGACGTTTGAACGGCTAGTTCCGGTAGATAAGCTGTTGGGAAAATATAGTAATGGAGCTTACCGTCGATCATCCGTGAGAATATTTTGATTTTAGCAGCAATATCAGACCGTGTTGCTAAGTCTAATCCGATGTAGCATTGTTGACCTTTGAATTGATCTATCGTTAGATTCGGATCATGCATCTGATTCCATTTTGGCATGTCCATCCAGGCACTATCGGCGTTGCACCAGACACAAAGATGTTTGACTAAAAACGAGTTTACGGCAGATGGCGTAACTTTAGCTTTCTCGGCAAGCTGTGAAATAACTTCGGGCATAACCATTCGACCGAAACCCGGATTAGCTGCTTTCCAGACGTTTTCATCTGCAAAGTTTTTTTCTTCACCGTCGGGAGCGCAATAGATAATACCCCACGTCGATTCGTCTATATGTTGTTTTTGAAGGATTTTGGTAATATACGTCCGGAGTTCATACGCTAATGATGCCGTGTTAAATCCTGCGGTACCGACTACACACATTAACGAGTTATCACGTTTTGCTGTTCCTGTCTCTAAACTCTCATAGAGTGTTCGTGTTGGAAATGCCCAACATTCATCAAAAAGACAAAAATGTAAATTTTTACCGTCAGATGTTTTAGCGTCTGCTGATATTGGATTAAACCGTGATGCTGTTTTGCGTTGTATTATTGAGTGTGCAAGAATCTCAACGCCTAACGCCTTCATAAATTTTGGCTCACGACGCGCCATTTCAGCAGCAGCTAACCAACTGATTTTTGCAACATCTCGGCTAGTCCCTGCGGCAACACACTGCGCCCCGCCCTCGCCGTCACATGCCAGCATCCAGAGGCTCAGGAGCGCGCCCATCGTGCTCTTGGAGTTACCACGCGGTATTTCAAGCAACATGCGGCGGAACCGTCTCTTGCCGTCCCTTTCGCCGCCATCACATAGCCATCCGAGGACCGAGAACACAAACATCTGCCAGGGCATCAACTCGATGTTCTGTCCGGTCAACGGTCCCTCGAAAATATGGAACGTCTCACAAAATCGGCAGAATTTATTCAACGCGGCTTCTGAGAATTTGTATGGGAAACCCGGTGTTGATTGTCTCTGAAGATCGTCTAGATGGCGTTGGCAGCTGAGGATGGTCCATTTTGACGCATAGATTTTACCTGATACTATATCACGGCAATATTGTTCGGCTGTTGCTGCATAGTTCTTTTGCGCCATCAGTTCACAAATTCAGCGTATAGATTGTCAGTATCTTTTTTGTCTGGTGTTGCAGATAGTCTCGTGCGATCAACTGGTGTCATTCCGAGTTTAGATAGACACGTGACTAATAGTGACATTTCGTTTCCATGCATATTCTCACGTCTGCGCATTTTCGCCATGATGATACACGCGGTTTCCGCAACCCAGCGGTCGGCACCTGTCAACACTCCTGGGAGGGCGTTTTCTAGTATTTCTTTCCAGCATTTTTTTTCATCAGCCGCAAAATACTTTGGCGGATTACCAAATGGATTTTCAGATTTCGGTGTGCCTGTTCTGCGACGATTTGGGTTTTTATCCCATGCTCCGGTGATTACGTGCAGTTCGTCGGGGAGTCTTGGCCGTGCCATAGGTTAATCTCAAAACTAAAAATTATGTGGATGCGTAAAAAGAGGGACCGTGCGGTCGATGTAGACGTAGCCTAGACTTTTTGGGGTTGCCCCTATACTTGTAGACTATGACTGCAACTTATCATCGTTAGTATGTAGTTGTTGATGGCATGATGGACAAACTGAAGTCAGATTTGACATTGTTAATCGTAACTCAGGATTAGTATCAACGTGTTTAATATGATGAACTATTGATGCTTCAGTAACAACATCATTTACATCACATAGTTCACACAGTGGGTTCAATGATAGTTTGAGTTTACGTACACGTTGCCATTTGTAATCATAACCACGTTCTGTTGATGATACTCGCCATTTATCATACTGATTGTGACGGTCAACAGAACGTGATGTATGTAGAGTTGGTGGACGTTGTGGCATCTGTTATTCATCACTATTATCAAACGGACTATAACTATCAATACTCGCAACGTCTGTTAACGTTGATACCAACTCTGACTGACGATACTCTAGTGACGCACGCTTCTTAAACGCATTAAGACAGACTGTTGACATATATGCAAAAGCATTAGTGCCAACCGTCGGATCAAATACACGCCACGCGGTGCACATTGTCATCAATGCGTCCGATTTACATTCGTCGATGGCGTAAAACTGTCTCCATGCAATGCTTCTGCTATAGTTTTCAACCAGTTGCATACACAGCGTGGCCAGACGATCTGTCATGCGGTTTCGCTCGCGGGACTTCTCAATCTCGCTCAATAGTTCTTGATTCTCAACTCGCATTGTGTTTTTCTTCGCCATGGTTAATATAGTTCATGGCGTTGGAACTACTACTATCAACGTGACATGGGACTTCCAAATTCTTCGCGAACCGCTGCAATGATCTGATAAACCGTTTGCGTGCAGTGTGATGCGATTTGTGTATAACGCGTCCGATCGCCGAGTAAGAACAACGTAGGCCAATAGACGCTACGAGATTGTTATAATCTTGTGCGCCGATGTCTTCTCGGAATACACCTAGGACTACCAACGCATCACGCCGAATGTGTTCGATCGGATTGATTGCATCGTCGTAAATTTGTTGAAAAAACAGTGCACATTCGTATTCGCCGGCCGTGATTTGTCCGAGTTGAAACAGTGTCTCTAGTCGATTATTGTAGTTCATTATTTTGTACTCCGCATTGCAAGTATTTCATCACGTGCCTGCCGCAGCATCTCTAGAGCCTTGTCGCAAGCGTCCAGTGCAGCGTCTAAATGAGCGTCAAAATCAACGTCGCGTTTAAGTGCATCACTTAGAGCGTGTGCACGAACGTTTTTGAGAGATTCATGTGTGTTCATGATTGTTGTCTTTCGTTGCAACTCCGGAGTTATTTTGAAACTCCGGGTTGCTATTGTTGTTATTGTTATTGATTATCGTGTGTGACGGTCGATGCGAACGTATGGCATGTTAGCTGCGGCCATGGTCCGAGAGACTGTCGGTTGCGATACATTAAACTGTTCGGCGATAAATCGTTGCGAAACTCGCCCGTACAATGCAACGATCGCGTTGCGCATCTCTGTTGTTAGACGTTTGCCGCCGACGTATTTTCGACGGTTGCGCTGCTGTTCCGTGCGGGTTGCCCAACGCACGTTGCCGGGCTCATAGTTGCCTTCGTTGTCGATGCGCTCAATACTATGTGCAGCGGACGGGCGTGGTCCGACATAAGCAAAAAATGCTGCGAAATCGTTGTACCAAGCGTCGCAGATATTAATACCACGGGCGCCGTAATCAGGATATGACGCATGTTCCAGGTTGCGTGTTCTGTGCTTGATATTAACCCAACAGGCGTATTCAGGTGATTTGATAGACATAATATGATACTCATCTCTAATATGCCTCGTCTTTTGTTTATAGTTAGTTGGGGATGCATCCCCAATCTAACCGAGACGAGTGTGAGTATTTCTTTCTCACACACCTATTTACGCAACGAATATTATAGTAAACACAGGATTTAACCCGTTTTGACCCTGTTTTGGCTTTATAGTCGATCACTTTTTCGTGATGATTGTTACAGACTTCGTAGAACGTGTTTTTGCTATCCGGTTGCGGCGTATTTTGCTCTTGATACTGCCGGCAAATTCTGGCTTCGGTGTTGCATAATGTTGCACAACATCCCAGAAACTCGCATAGAGATACGCTTGCAGCAGCAGTGCAGGATCATCTCTAACTGTTCCGAGTAGTTTGTTGCAACGATGACAGAGCCTGCCGCGCACGTTGCCATCCGTATGGTTGTGATCTATTGCTAACGCACGCACTTTCGGCGGATTGTTGCATATCCAACAGTTACCAGCATTTTGTGCTAATAGATTATCCGCGGTCTCTTCGCTGATGCCGTATGTTCTCTGACAATAATTTTCACGTGTCGTCATTGTTATTGTTCTTTCGATACTCGTAGAATATACCACAAAAACGTGGAACTTTGCAATATTTGACTACATTTTACAGTTGACAACGCTGATGCAGACGCTATTATCAGTGCACAGCAAAGATGCTGAACACAATCAACAGGAGACTACGATGAACACACAGATTGAGATTATGGCACCAACGGTTGCACCCCAGGGTCTGCTAGCACATGCAGCATTGGTAACGGGGTCCGAGACTGTCCCCGCGCTTCACGAGACCATCAAACAAATGGGAGTCATCCATAGTATGAAGATGGCTTTGGTCGGGCTTTCTGGATATTCTTACTTCGCTGCACGGAAAATTGGTGGAGAACTTAGCAACGCCAAGGCTCACGTAGAGACGCTTCACGGCCACGTACAGACCCTCACCGAAGCGAACATAGCGTTGCAAGTTGAGCTAGAGCGTCGGGCTACAGTCTCTGCTAATGCGTCGGAAAAGCCTGCCAAGAAGCGTTCGGCCAAGAGTTCTGGCGCACGATGGAGCCAAGCTGATGAACAACGGTTGCTCACCCTTGGCGCCAACCGTCAGGGAACTAGTTGGGAAATGATTTCGCGACAGTTCGCCGGAAGGTCTGCTGCAAGCGTTCGGTCAAAGTACGCGGCACTATCTAAGTGAAGAGCGTCCTGCCCAACGCGGAGCGTTGGGCAGCAAGCGTCTAATCAAATATCAATCGGCTAGCATTTCGGCAAAGCGTATTGCAAAAAGCGTTAGATCAGCGTCGGAGCGAAACCATAATTCACCGTGATATCCATCATAACAAAATCCGTATGGAACAATCGCAGGCTCATATCCGAGGTATTCTTCTGACCACTTCCACGGAAGAACATCAAGCAAATATTCCTTGACAATTTCTAAACCAGAACCCGTGTGATCATTTTCACGTTGTGGTATGAACATACTTTTTGTTGCGAAATATTTCAGGCGCAACTTCTTCGCGGTATCATCCCATCGTGGCCGATTATTGTTGTTAATCATTTTTCGACGCTGCTCTAAATGCCATCTGAATCATACAGACAACAAACATCACTACCCATAGTCGCCAATCACACCATACGACTAGGTAGATTGACAACGTAGCTCAACGTTAATAGCAATAATGCGTAAAAAGCCATTGTCTAAAATCCTTTTTGTTATACGCTTATATATCCTGCCAGAAAATCCATTATCTCCGGCGTTAACCTGATCGTTGATCACATATTGTTGCAATGAATTGCATTACTGATGGCGCTTGCGAGCCATTGATAATATTGTCCATACTTTAAGAGCGTTTTCGCTGACAATGCCTAGAGGATAACCGTCAGGGTGGCGCGAGAGTTGAAAGCGATCGTCACCGGTAAAGCGTAATACGATCCATGATAAATCGGTATCGCTGCTGATATAACCGTCGCAACGATATTTGTTATCGGATACCCAAACATCGTTAGCAAAATCTTCTTCGGTTGCATATGGGTCATCGTCGGTCCGATTATACCAGTGACCAGTTGGTGTAAATTTGATTTCAGTTGCTGTGAGATTGTCCTGAAATTCATAGTGCAAATCTTCGTGATCATATGTTGTCAGATCAACTAATCTGAAACGATGCGTCGGTTCGATTTTGTCGGAGTGATCAAATCCGGGTTGCGACGGAATAAATTTGGATAATGCGTGTGTAATTTTGTTTTCCTTTTTGTTGGTTAGTATCTTCTGATGTTGTCGATAATGCTTTTGATCTGATTCAAACGATCTTTCGGAGTGTGTGCGTAGCCAGATTCTTGGCGGAGTATATCACGGATTGCTGGTAGTTCTAAACCAAATCGTTTCAGCTTAGCGCCGAGAATAAAGTAGCCATGATTTTGCAATCCGGATGGACACGTGCGCCAGTCATTGATTGCGGATGTTATACGATGTTGGTGCACCGTGTTCATTTCTGCATCATGTTGCGCTTGTAGTCGTTGGATCATTCCGCACATCTTATCAGAGACGTTAGCAGGGATTTCGGGACGCGGAGTCGGCAGTAATAACTCCGGTGTCAACGGTTCCGGATCACGCTGTTGCGGTGTAATGCTATGTTCAATCCAGTCCGGGACGCATAATGGTTTTCTGTTGCCGTCTTTGAAATCCAGGAAGAAACTAGAGTTGGGATCAGTGTCGCCAGCTTGGCACGGGAGATACATTAGATTTTCTGGATACGTCTTAGACCAGTCGAAGCCATGATTCTGATACGGTAGCTCAGATGCGTTTTCGTTACGCTTGAACCATTTATAGAGCCATTGTTCCGATCGGTAGCCGACACCGTGTTGTTCAACGACTTGTTTGATTTGTGTTGTGATGTCTATGTAAAGTTCTGTTGTCATTGCATGCGTAGTCGGGATGAAAACGCGCCAACGTGGTGCTGCCGCAGTTGACTTAAACGAATTGTAAACAACAATACGCAGTTGCGGGAAAAGCGCCGTGAACTCGTTGATTGTCATATCACCGCCATCATTGTCTAACCAGATGCCGATTGATGACGTGATGTTGTGTCTGCCCCTGCGGGTTTCATCTGACAACTCGTTGAAGATAGAGGGGCTGATCAGCTTGTTGTCTTCTTTGGTTGCGTATCTAGTTGCATGTAGACCTGATAAGTAGTTAATGAAATCATCAGGAGTGGTCCACGGGATCACATGGCTTGCTGTCATGGCTCTTGTGCTGTTAAAAACAGACATACCAATCGGCTTAAAATATGTCCCACGGGGTATATTATCTATAGTGTGTGGGACACTTTTTAAGCTACCTACGTCTTCACAATGTAATAAGGCGACTCCCATAGCAAGACGGAGTTGTTTTTCATCACGGAACTCTTTTTTCCGTACTGCTGACGATACGTCCCTACTACGTCCCTTAGAAATCCGCTTCTCTGCCTTGATGGCAGTCGGCAACAAAGCGATTTCGGAACCGGGAAACAAAGCGGAAATGTATTCAGCGCAACCCCTATCTTGCACAACTATATTCTTTTTTGTTGAGCTATCGGGATTACGGAGCGAAATCCTCAATGCCGCCTGATACGTAGCTTGATACGTGATTGCACATCTGATTTCATCGCTGGAAACGTTGCACGTATGCCCCAAAAACTTAATGTGTGCAGGTGATAGATTGAGAGCAGAATAAACAACTGCATTATTGAGATGTTGAAAATCATTTAGGCCGTGTGGCGTATTGGGTAGTTGAATACCGCTATATTCTGTCACTAGCCCGGAAATCGTTTCTGCTATATCAACGTTGACCATGTAAGCGTGTTCAGCGAAGCCGAACAGCTTCATCGACGCTAAAATCATTTCATCTAAGTTTGTATTATTTTCGGAGATTTCGGCATCGCGGAGTTTTTTTGACCAGTCACGTTCCGTTGCATAATGTATTGTGAGCAATCCGCCGTTGGTATGCTCAGTGCTCCGCAGACGCTTTGTGATGGCCTTCCGTTCGCTCCATTCAACGCCATAAGCCGTCCACACGCGGAACAGCAGAGTGTCTTTGAGACAGGCAGACATCACCGTGACACTCCGCCAATCGTCAAGTGCATCAGGATTCAGCGTTGCGAAAAACGTTATCTGCCTATCATCGCTAGACAACTTCCAACCGCGTGTGATAACTCTTACGGTCCATTTTTTCGACAGGAGTATGTTACAGAGTTCGCGGTACGGCGCGAAAACCGCACTAGCTTCACCGCGTGAAACCCGTTTGATCAGATGCTTGTTAGCGATTTCGATGCGGGAGTATTGAGCACCTTCCGGCATGGCTCTTAACGCAATCATTAAACCGCGCGGTAACGTATCAAACTTGTAGCACGGTGAAGCGTTCGGCACTTCATCGACGATCAATGACCATTCGTTCTGTCTCTGAAAATATGGTAACCGCAGAATAGCTGAATGCGTCACGAAAAGGATTTCTCCGTTGCTGCGCTCAGATGCTTCCCGCGAAAACTTGATGACATCTCCAACCACCCTCATCGGACTGGTGCCTGAGTGTATAACACTTACCGCAACGTCAGGATGACGCGCACACATATCAGCATACGATTGATCAATGAGATCGCGCGATGGCTGGGCAATGACGATCTTACGTCCCTTGCGCGCCTGATCAGCAGCAACATCAATAGCCGCGTAGGTCTTACCGCCCCCGGCAATAGTATCCACAAAATATTTCATAACAATAATCCATAAACAATAACCTAAAAGCCTATTCCCTTTGAGAGTTCGCAAAACCATTTGGAAGGGATGGTCCGGAGATTTTACCCTCCGGACCGGCTTTCGTATGGATTATTCGATACAGGTAGCTACTCCTGTCTCTCATTACTATATAGCATAACACGCCAGAACTCGGTACATCAATATTCAACAACAATACCACATATAGTGTCCAAAACCGTGTTTTACACATTGTTAGCAGATTTTACCAAAAAACGCAAATCTTTGCATAAATCTCCTCACCCGATAATCGCAACGAAAAATCCCGCTCACTAAAAATGGGCGGGACTTTTTGTGTTCAACTCTGTAAACAAATTTTCATGCGATTTACGAAACATTACATTCGACAATTTATAAAACGCTGTTACAATAACAACTGTCGAACAAACGCAACGCAACGATGAACACAACGAACCGAAACCGGAGTTATCAAAATGAACGCGATGAACATAATAGACGCCGAACTGAGAATACGCTCGGTGCCGACACTCTGTGAGAAAACTGGCAGGTGTCCCTGCGACGATCCGTGCAACGCTGGTAAAATCGTTGTACAGGAACTGCTTCGGCAACGTAACAACGACGATGAAATGCAACGCGCAATTGATAATCTGTACTCGTCGTCCAGGAGATTCAAATCTGGTTAGAGTCTACGCAGACCCTTTTTGAAAAATCTGCTTGACGCTACGAAAATCCGTGGTAGAAAACGTTATCGCAACAGATTATCAGCAAAGGATTTTTGAAAAATGGCTAAGAAAATCAATGGCGTCAAGGTTATCATCGTTGATCCGGACGCTGAGACAATCACGGTGCAGCGTATTCCTAACACATTGGAAGCGATGCAGGTGATCGTTGGTGGTGATATTCAGTATGTTCCGATCAATGATAATGAAGACTTCATCGCTAACGAAAATGGTCTAGCAACTATCAAATCCGACAACTTCACAATTTTTTGCGGCCATTTAGTCCCAGGAAAGTTTTTCGTAATCGGGACAACACCTGATGGCGGCAATCAGGACACTCGGATGACGGTTGCGAAAATCAAAAAGATGGTGCGATGGGCAGATAGAAAGACGCTCAAGGCAACCATTGGCAACAAGCCTGCTGCGTGGTCTACTAGTGCAGACGGTAATGTGAAAGTCCACACCACTTGGTCAGAAATTCTGTGAACAAAAGGAACGGAAAATGTTCAACTTCAGTGATTATGATACATCAGAAGACGGTTTGATAGAGTGGTCGGAAAAAATGTGTCCAAATGCTACAGAAACCACACCAAGGGATATGGACTTTGAAGATTTTGAAAACGATCATCAAATGCAACTGGTGATCTGTGATAATGTCTCGTTCCTTGCAGCTTATTCAACACTTTCACTTTTTGGAACAGAAGTCTCAAGATTTAGTGTATGGAACGATACGCTACAACTGCTGTTTGATAACAATGTTGTTAGCGACAACGCAAATGGTTTCTACATACAGTCTATCGAGACACAAAAGGTTTTGGACAAACTCTATGGAGAATACAATGCGTAACGTGAATAAGCTGATTTTGGCTGCTACGGTGGCACTGACGATCGCTGCACCAGCGTATGCAGAACTTAGTGACGAAACAGCTATCGAACAAGCCACGGCACTAGCCCAACAAAACTACCCGTTGTCTGTGCTAGACGATGTAGCTGTATCAACCGTAAGTAATCTGGATAAAATCGTTTGTATCAAGTTGCACCAAACGCCTCGATGGGGGCAAGGTGTCGGACAACCGTTGAACTATCCCCCCGGTGCATATCCTTTCCGGGTGATTGAACGCGACGTCTCGGTTTATGGCGGAAAATACGTGCAATCGACAGTACAAGCATACTTTGCTGGCAGCCCGGCAACGGCACAACTCTGCAAAAAACTACTACCGTAACCATCAGCCTAACGATCCTGGGAGACGTTCTTAAAAAGCGTCTCCCTTATTTTCTCCGCATTGTCAGCCCGGATCATCCTCGCGACTGTCCATGATCCTCTTCCGCATCGCTTGCATTTTCGGTGAAAGCCGTAGCATTTTTGCAACAGACTGTTCCGCAACACTGGATACAGCACTGAGATTTGGGCTGCGAAATTTTAATCAGGCTATGCATCTATAATCCGCTCACGTTCCCGCTCAATCCGGGTAACGGTTGCGCCAACGTTCGGTTGAGCCTTGGGCGATAGTCCCTCCAAGCGTCTCACAGCAGCGTATACCAGATCATCTGTCCATGCTGGATCGTCGATTATTAACGGATATTCCGCCACACCGGTTTCAGTGTTGACGCCCAAAATCCAAAGCAATTGTCCCTTCCTGACTCCAGCAAAACGGGTTCCGTTTCCGATTTCGACAATGATCAATCCATCAGGTCTAAATCCTACCAGAGAGACAATAGATCGGATTTCCGCTGCAACCTGGACTCTAGCATCAGGATCATGATCACGCGCACGCTGTATCAACGCTACGGCCACATCAGATGCTAACGTCTCAGGACGCATCATTGATATAGATCGCGTCCGTTCTGCATCTGATATTTGAGATTTCAGACCAGCTATCAGAGACTTCCCGTCAGCTAAACGATTTAACAATGCAGGATCATCATCACCGTTTGCATACAGATCATACAGCCTTCCATGCCGCGTTTCTGCGGACTTCAGATCAGTGATCAGCTTTGATATTTGTTCGTCCAGTTTTTTGACGTTGGAATCAGGAGACGATAAATCATCACAGAGTATCCTACGCAGTACCGTTAAAGTGATTTCTTCAAACTGTTCGTATGCATAGTTTCCACCTGTCGGGCAGGATTTTCTGACATACCTGTTATGACATCTGAGATAATGATTCCGTTTATTACGATGACATACGATTTCCATTGTACCGCCGCAATCAACACAACGGCATAATCTGGCAAAAAGATTTACAGGCGCCGTTGCGCGCGTCTTCATTCCGGGTGATGCAGAAGACCTGATGGCCATCTGATGCTGCGCACGCTCCCATAGATCATACGGTATGATCTGAGGGTAATAATCCCGAATTGGTTCACCAGTCGGAACAGGCTTTTTTTCCGTATCATAGTTGCAAAAATACAACTGCTTTTCACCGATAACGGAACGGTCAGTTAGGATTTGACGGATGTATGCAGGTGACCATCGCTTTGATCGGCCAAACGA